GTCAGCACCGGGGTTCAGAACGTTGCTGTACGTACCGCCCGGCGTTTGAACGTGGGCAGTGCTAAACAACGTAACTGCATCAGCAGTTTTGTAGGTTGTGAAGCCGGTGTTGTAGGGAACCACCGAAACCTGCTCGACTGTTTGGCAGATCGAGAAAGCATTCGCTCTTGCACGACGCATCGAAACCTGCTCGTACAAGTTATCCGAAAGCTCTTCATGCGTCACGATGTAGCCAAGGAAGTAGGCCAGGTGCGTGTAGCGAGTTACCGGGCCTTGCGTTTCCGAGTCATAGCTTCCGCTTACGCCTTCCGCTTTGACCGGCGCAAGTCCAAAGCCAGTGATCTGAACGTCTTCCTCGTAGGACATCGTAGACGAGTCTACGTCGTATAGCTCCGTGTATTCTTCTTGGTGCTCTGAGTAGACTTGCCCCCAAAATGCGTGCACTCCAGGCCAGAGTGCTTTAGGGTGACTACCAGTTGTGATTACGCCACCAGTTGCCATTCGTTATACTCCCGCAACGCCAGCACCAAGCTCATGGTTATTGATGAGCACGAGATACTTAGCGTTAGCGCCAAATGCGTTATCTATACGACGCACCAAGCCAAAGAGGTGGCATTGTAGCGTTGCGCCTGTTCCTTTTGAACCGTTATCAATTCCCCAACCTGAGACGAAGCCATTATTCACGCCACTCTTTAGGTTGATGTTCTTCGAGATATCTGTCGAAGCCAGAGCGGTGCTTGTGCCAATGTCCTGCACCTCGAAGATCACGTCTGGATCATCGCAGATTAGGGCATAGTACGGAACTGTCTTTGTTGCAGGAGCTACTGTGAGTGTGAGGTTCCTCGGGTCAATAAAGGGGCCTCCGTCAGCATTAGTTCCGATTGCTAGGACAACGCCTCGAATGGCGTTGCCACTTCCTGCAGTTGCCAACGTCACGGCGGGGATGCCCAACACAGTGTCGGCATTACCACTTGAGGTTGCAACAGGGTCACCAACTGCAATAGCGTTGGTGTCAGCCTGCGGGATGATATACATTCTGCCAGCACCATTCCAAGGGTTTCCGTTATGGTACTGGACAGGTGCAAGTCCCGAAGGCGAGTTGATGTTCGCCATTAGTTCTCCAAAGTTTCAAACATGTCGTTAGATTCCTCGGCGCTGACCAACCTCTACATAGCGGTTGGAACCATCTCCAGGTGTGCCAGGCTGCGCAACACCGCGGAAGATTTGGTCTACGACCGACTTGCTTTTTGCCTCCAGTGCCTTTTGATCCTCTTGCCAGAATTCTTCCTTGATTTTCATTAGATACAAGCGCTCCACTGTGCCGCCCTCTCCCGCTCCACCGACGATGCTTACGCGAGTGCCAAGGTCAGTGTTTCCGGTAGCACTCACCTCGTCTGCAAGCATGGTATTCGTCACAGAGGTTTCGCTCACATCGACGAACTCGTAGAATGCCTGAAGTGCTTGTGCGATGCGCCCCGGGCGATCAGCGAACCAATGCAAGTGATAGCCAGGAATGTCTGGTACCTCAAGCTTGAGACGAGGAAGTGACATAGGGATTCGCTGGCGCTCATGTGCCACCGGCACAGTGCTGTTTGCTGGACTAACTTCCTTTGGCATGCTCGTTACTCCTCGCTAAAATAGGTTTGGACATAGTACTTGCGCCACTCAGCTTGGTTCTTGTAGGCTCGTCCAGGGCCCACCACCTTGGTCTCAGTTCTATCACACGCAGCTCTCGCTTCCGCGGGGAGGTCAGCGTAGCTTCTGGACTGCGCCCCGCCTCCCCCACCGCCAGAGTGTCGAGCCCCCTCAACACGGCTTGCGCCGGGAGCCCCGCTCCCATAGATCTTCTCAAGGGCAGCATCCACCTTTTCGAAAAACTCTCGCCCCACCGAAGTGTCACCTTTGTTCCTTAGGTCGCCCATGATGCCAAGTGCGGTTCCAGACTTCACACTGTCCACACCGAGCCAAGGATTCTTCTCATTCCAAGCGATGAAGTCAGGTTCCTTGGTGAAATCTTTCTGCCCTACGGGCTGCTCAGTTCGTTGCTGCTGTTGCTTCTCAGGCTCACGACCAAGATTCGAGATTGTCTCTATGGCAGCTGCTTCCCGGTCAACATCACCTTCGCTTCGGGCTTCAGCAAGTTCTTTCCTTGCATCTTCCCTCGCCTGCTCCTTGATGCGCTTAGCATTCTCAGCATTGAACTCTTTCACCGTAGCCAAACTCTCCGCTGCCGCATCAAGCTGCGCTTTCATCTCAGCCATCTGCTTCTTGGTCTGTCCAAGCTCACCACGCAGAATCTCATTGTTCCTGCGCATGATAGGCATGTACTGCTCTGCCCGTTCGACAAACACATCAGCATCGATAAACTTCTCCGGAGCACCCTTGAACTGCTCGGGAGGAATCCATCCCATCCCTTTTGCCTTCTCCTGAACTTCCGGTGCAGCAACGCTAGTTGCGCCTTCTCCAGCTTCAGCCATCTGCCTTCTCCTCAGTGATTTTGCAGAACACGTCGCGGTCGTTGACTAGCCGATAGGATATTCCATCTAGCGTGCCAACCGTTTGGTATCCTGCATACTTCGTTACCAGTACCTTATCTCCTGGCTTTGCCCTCGGTCTACGAATTAGCCCAAAGAACCAACGTTCTTCCTTCCAGGCATCCCGGCCAACTTGTACTATAGTAGCACGTTGCTCTGCCATCACCATTCTTCCCTGAGCACTATCAGGTATAGCAATGATACTACTTTGTACTTTCGGCTCGTAGGGCCTTATCAAAACTGCGTGTCCCAACGCCTCCAACCCGCTGCTGTTCGTCATCTGCCTGTCCCTCGACTATTTGTGAGTAATCCAATTCCTCAACCTCGCGATAGACGCTACAAGCGCCTGTCGCCCCTGCGTTAAGTATTGCTGTACTGCTTTGAAAAACGTCTGTAAAGTTTCCATCAGCCCATTGCTCCTTGAGGCTGTCCTGCCTGGCCTTGGCCCATTCCCGCAGGGCCACTGTTGCCGGATGCACCAGCCATTCCTGCCATTGCTCCTGCGTCAGCATCTTTCATTCCCTCCTTCATTTGTTCCAAGCTGCCTGAGATCATTTCGTTGTAAGCTTTCAATGCGTTGATCTGAGCATCGAACTGTTTGATCTTGATGCCAGCGCTCTCAGCCGAGGCCTCAGAGGCTTCCTTCATAGCCCTTGCCTCAAGTTCAAGAATCTTGGCTGTGTTGAGGCGCTTCGTCTCCATTAGGTTGGCGATGAACTCTTGCTGCTGCTGTTTGAGTTCCATCTGCTTCCCTTGGAGTTTCATCTGCTCCACATTCACCTTGGGATTAGGCAGCGGTGGCACCTTGTCAGGTCCAGGATAGAGACGAGCCATATCCTCAATGTGCATAGCCTTCAAGTAGTTTCTCTCCACATCAGGGATGCTATACCCTGGAGTGACCATCGCGCTCTGCTTCACCGCGGTAGCCTGTTGCATCCTTATCGTTTCCGAGACCACGTTGGGGTCTGCGACTGGAACTACCATATCTGGATCACCAAGGTAATCTTCTCTCATGATCCAGTTCCCAGCGCCGAATGGCTTCTTCGAGGGAAGGAACGTTGCGTTTAGCAGATAGAGCTTCTTGAACTCCTGTTTCATGCTTCTCCACACGCGCTTGAATACCGCGGTGTAGATTTTCGTTCCCTGCTCGACCATCGAGCGATTCGTTTCCGCTGGGGTATTCTGCCCAGGGTTCTCACCAATCACTGCATCAGTGCTTCCACTCACTCGGTTGCTATAGTCGATGAGGAGGGCAAGCAAGTTGAAGAGTACCGCACTGGGGTCACGTACAGGGAGAGGAAATATATTCTTCCTGAGATCATCACCTGTTGAGTCAACTCGATTCCAGGAGAAGGGGCTGAATTGGTAGACTCCGCCGCGAATCTTTGCACCACGGCCAAGGAATCCCCCCGCTGTGTTAGACATTGTTCCAGCATCAATAAGCTGGTTGATAAGTGAGTTAACACTTTCGTTGAGAGGTCCGAGTAGAATTCCAAAGCCGATGTCATAGATACTCCCATCAGGGGAAGGAATGAAACTGTACTTCGTGAAGTACTCACGTGAGCGAATAGAGATTATTTCTCCACTCTCAGTGCGCTCCACGTCCTCAGGCTTATCGAAGCGAGTGATGAGACGAAGAACGCATTTGGACTCTTGCTCGAAGGTTATGATGTAGGGTTCAGCATAGCCATCTTGGTCGAGGTCCAAGTCACAGTGCTGCTCTAGTCCCTTGAATGGAGTCTCCGCACTTCCCTCTGGAGGCATCTGACCTCGACGGTCATCTGTGGGAGCATCTGTCGTGTCGTCCTGAGGCCAGGTAGACTCACTCTTATACCAGCTCTGATCTCGCACATCCCGGAACGTTCCACGCAAGATGCGCTCGTAAATATCGTTGCGGAATAGTGGCGTTATGTGCGTCTTGCGTGTTGCACCCTCGACAGACTTGGCAAAGTAGTCTACCACAAGATCAGTGGGCAGAACAAGCTCACTCACGTTGTGACGGACGCCTGCAGAGTAGTAACTTTTCTTAAAGAGGCAGCCCATGATCGGTAGTGCAATCAGTGCCTTGTCGTGCTGCTCCTCCCAGCTCTCATCCTCTTCGAGGCACTGGTAGCTCATGTGCATACCCACGCGCCTCGCGCGGTCAGCGAAGTGCCCATCAGGGTCATCGCCGAGAACTCGGCACTTCACTACTTCCTGACTCTGCACGATCATCGGGTAAGCACGAGCATGGAATTGTAATGCCGCTATTGTGATTAGTGGAAAGGCAACGTTAGAGGCTCCCTGCCAGGGGAAGGTTTTATCCTTTTGAATTTGCAACGCAAGGTCAAGTGCTGCCTGAACTCGCCTTTCCCACGCTGCGCGGGAGTCTTTATCCTGCTTGTAGCCTTCCCAACAGTAAGCACCAATTCTCTCGAGGTCACGTTCGCTAAAGCGATCACATAGATTCGCGCTGCGAATCGCATCGTCGTCGATCTTTAGCTTGGTGTCAAGTACTAACATTTAGTATCCAGTCACCGTATTCCTGCCACCACCGCCACGGAACTCCCGTGAGAGCTGCTGGAACTCCTGCTCATCCTCTGACATTAGATCATCTTTCTCAACGTTCGAGATAGTTTCAAATCCAAGTACAAGGAGAGCTGTGCTATCGAATTGATCATCTCTAACCGCTTGACCCACTCCGGTAAATCGAAGTAACTCGGCTTCATACTCTTCATACCAAGGTGCCTCCTTGTCGAACTTCATTGACTTAGCGCGATGGCGCCGCTGGAATGGACGGCCTCGAGAGGCCTTATCCTTCGTAGGCATCACAGGCTGGAAGTTAATCCAGATGTCACGCTCCTGCATCTCTTTGTAGATCATCGGAGCCAGTGTGTTCCAGATAGCACCGCCCTCCACGAAGAAGACATCTGGCGTCCACATCTGCTGCACAGCGAACATCTGCTCCACAATCACGTCCGAGGGCCACTTGCCCTTCCTCTGATCCACCACATGAAGGAAGTTACCAAGATCCTTGCCGCCCACGGTGATAGAGGTACGATCTGCGCTCTGAGCCATAGATGTGGCAAGGTCTGCAGCGGCACATATAACCTTCGTCGAGTCATGGTCCTCGTCTTCCATCTTAACGAAGTCATCTCGACGGAGGTATTGGTCTTCGTTATCGAAGGGATCGTTTAGATACTCCTGGGAGTAACCCGCTGCGTCGCCCTGCTCGATAAACTCCTGCCTAATGCCACGTAGGCGCTTCTCAGGGAACTTCTCTGGCCAGAGAATCTCTGTGAAGTCGTCAAACGCTGCGTGAGCGCGCCAGCACTTCGTCTGCCACGTTTTATCCTTCATGAGACGCGCAAGCAAGGAATCCTCGTGAAGGATAGTGCCATGACCGCGTATCTTCCCACCATCCCTCAATGCTTGCTTGCACGCACGGAAGAACCAGCGCCGAAACTTCAGCCTGCGGTCCCTACTTTCAACCTGCTCATCATCCTCAATATCGTCGAACACAATGAGGCCAGGCCGGCGACCCATCCACTTGCGGCCACGAATCTTCTGCTCGGCACCTCTGGCGATGATGCGAAAGAGGTAGCCATCCTGACATCTTACCACAATGTCAGTTTTCTGCTGGGTTTCAAAAGTGCTGATACCAAACTCGGAACGAAGTTCCTCATTCTCCAAGAGCTCGTTGGCAATGTCGCTGAGGTGCTCGATAGCCATATCCTCGGAACTACCCACGAGGATGATATAGGGCTCAGCACGAAAGAGTGCGGTTGCTAGAATAAAGTCGTGCGTTCCACCAGTGCTCTTAGCATGGTTCCTTGGGGCAGCCACCGCTACGGCAGGAGAGTCACTACAATATAAGGCCCACATCTCGCGGTGGAATGGAGGAGTGGGCTGTGGCGAGTCATAGCGAGGGCTCAGGAACATACCTGCGAAAGCCTCTATGAGGTCTGCGGTGAGCTTAACAGCCACGCACGGCTCCTAGAGTTCCAATGAAGTGACTTCCCGTAGTACAACGGAGTCCCTTCAAGGCTATCTCCGTAAGCGAATGCTTACACTTAGCACACACCAAGTTATCCGCTGTGTAGTTCCCCTGGATGACTTTGGGTGCGTCAGCGTTCCACTGGAGTCCGCTCATGTTATATCTGGCGCCACAGCAAGGAATCCGTTTAGCGAGAGTGTTTGTCCATCACTAGTTGTGATTACGCACTCGAGTAGGTAAAGCACACCAAGCACTCCGCCGGTGATGAGCTGAGTGACTACTGTACCAGAGGCACTTGCGCTACCACTAATCATAGCGCTTGGGCTAGCATCTACACCACTGTAAACTTCACTTGTGACAACCTGTGTGGAGATTGTAGCGCCTACATTCAGACGACTAGTGAAGTCAAAGGTGACCACCGAGGTCTCCTCGACTTTCTTGGAGTCTAGAACAACACGCCCTCCCATGTTAGTTCATCTTCGAGGCAATAAGGTCGGGTACTACAATTCGTCTCTGCGCTTCGCGTTGTTGCTCAGTAATCTCTGCTACTGCGAGCTTAGCAGCAGCCTGCCAGTTCTGCACTGCACCCTCAAGAGTTTGAGCAGGGATGGCGAAGGTAACTGCCATTGGTCCTTTGTTAGTCTGAAGCATGACTTGGGAGTTGAAGATCACTGCTGCACCTTCCTCGAGGATAGCGCGATCTCCGATGATCTGCTTCACAGGGACTACCCGAGTGATCGACATGCCACACTCGCCGATGAACTCCTCTTTCAAGTAGACCTTGCCGAACACTGGAATGGAATCAATCACATCCTGAAGCATAGCTATCTCCTATTAGTCTTCACACCAGCAGTTTCCTGGGCAGGCATTGTCCTTACCACAGATTGAGCAATAGCGAGTCATTTGGGAAAGGGACTCTTGGCAGTTGGCAAGCTCCGAACACCGCCCTGTTGGTTTCGCTGACTCACAGGTAAAGCATCTGTAGGAGGGCTCTGGTGTTCTATCATGGGAATCTCTCCCGCACGCTGTGGAAAGTTAGCGTGAGACTTCTTCGATGACTTGCGCATCTTCAACTCCTTCAGGGTTACGAGCTTTAGCGAGTAGACCAATTAGACGTCCTGCAAGTGCTTCGAGACCACCTTCAGGTGTTCTGCTTTCCTCTGGACGACCTCGGCCGATGCGACCGATAGCTTCCATTTGCAACCTGGCAGCTTTAAGCCTCTCGTCGCCACTTCCAAGGCGCAGTGTTTCAGCGATGGCGTCCACCGAGGAGTCAGTGAGTGCAATGAGGCGGGCGTCGGCATACTCAGACATTTCCTTGAGGTAGGCTTTGCAAAGTGGCTGCCTGGCGAGCCAGGTTATGTACTCTGCTGAGTAACCTATGGCTTCACCAATGCGCTGACGGTCCAAGCCCTGCGCGAGCAGGGACATAGCATTCTTGTGGCGAGGGCTAAGCTCCTTGAGTTGCCACTCAGAGGTAGCTTCAGCTATCGCAGTGGGAAGCGAAGACTGGTCCACCCAGAAGCTCCAGCTTAGGCTGCCGCGGTGGTATCAGCTTTGGCAACCGTTGCAGTGGCGGTAGTCTCTGTTGCATCAAGTGCTGCTTGGTCTGTAGTAGCGAGCGCCCCAGAACCTGCCGCAACCTGAGCACGTAGGGAAGCAACTGTGGCCGCTAGGGCGTCTAGGTCTGTGTTCAGCTTAGCGAAGTGTGCTTCCATCTTCGTGGTGAAGTCTGTAACTGCACTCATGATCTGGTCTCCTTTGGTTACAAGATGTTCGAGTTTGCTAAACAGGTGAAAGAGCTCCATTGGAGGGCTCCTCGGTTAGTTGTGTGGCACGTAGTGCCAGCTGCGCGTGCTGGTGTTCCAAATTGGAACGGTCCTTACGCTCTTGCGAGCGTAGCGCTTCCCGAACTCTGCTGAGTTGCTCCAACTGTGCCGAGGTGAGAAGCTGCGGGAGGTCCATTCCACGATGGTATCACACATGCGCGAAGCTGTCAAATGGTGTCAAGCTTCTAACGCATTTATTTTGCATAGCACCGCTTGGCGAGTCAATGATAGGATGAAGGTTTGAACTTGGCCGATTATGGGAGAAGTGATTCGCCCGCCCGCCTAGCGGAAGTTGTTTGCTCCCCCGGTGGCATCATCACAGAGGCAGGTGCCTACCTTTTCAACGCATGGGGTAGGTGTGTGCCTACCTCGCCGAGGTGTAGGTAGGTGTTCACACCGTGCCATGCGGTAGGTAGGCACCTGCACACTTGGCCTCCAGCGTTGTGAATAGCCCTATCCCGAGTGCGGCTATCCCGTGGTGCGATGCACTAAGTAGCCATGCACCAAATAGGTGCAGAGTTCTGGGCATGCACCAGGATAGTGCGTAGTGACCCTGTGCCGCAAATTGTCAGCACATTGTGACATTCTACGCGCTGGGCAATATCTGTGCCATGTGTATATGGCTGGTTCAAAACAACCGATTGCAAATACATCTGTTTAGAATCAAAGGGTTACATGCGATGCGGCTGGGTTGGCATGGCACCTGCATTGGTTATGGTGCGCCCAGTGGACACGGGTGGCAGGTTGGTTCCTTAACAATACGGCGCATCTCCATACATGGCATAGGGTCATGAACTGGGGATGTGCTACACAAAGGAGTTACAAGCATGAAACAGTTCTTCGTAGCAACCAAGTTGGACAAGGATAGCGAAGCACAGCGCACGACGCTCACAGTGGACTTCGAGGGCTGCCCCGTTGAGGTCTTGCAGCACCTGGCCACGCAGCATCTGGTAGTCAGGCTACAGGGCGCATGGCGCAAGTCGGGCAGCATCCCGGCAGCGTTCACGGCCAAGGTGGCGGAGTACGGCGCTGGGAGTCGCATGGCAGGGCCAGTCAACATCGAAGCGGCAATCGGTGCGCTCAGTGCCGAAGACAAGAAGAAGCTACTCGAGAAGCTCATGAACGAAGTCGAGTAACAAACCAAGCCCTCAGGCCAGTTCGGTTGAGGGCTTTTTCTTTGTCCTTTTGTGCCTAGCTGCACAGCTTGACCCTTCGCAGAGCTTAGAGCTTCAGAGAGATTGTTGGTAATGTTATTATGTTATGAAGTATGAATGGTATACATACATCTAAAAAAAAAAAAAAAAAAAAAAAAGAACCCCAATAAACCATACCTACATTAATACATTGAAACATACATAACCCATTTGACATACACCACATACTAGTGTATAATGGATTCACAAGCTCGGCATCCCGCCATTAGCTTGTGTACACTAGGAGCATCCACATGAGCAATGTAACAGCAGTGAAGCCAATAGTCGAGTCAGAGCGTAAGAAGATAATCCTAGAATCACTGGCAGAGGCAAGAAGGAACTTAAACAAAGCTCTGCATGAGATGGCTAATGTTCATCCAGTTGTACAAGAGACACCTGTGTACAAGAGGCTCGAGAAGGCTGGAAACATTATCTCAGATGACATATTCACTCTCATACATGCAGAGTGGCTTCCTAGCATCGAGATGAATGTAGATTGGTTTAGGCAATAAAGGGAGAGGCTAACATGACCCCAGGCATCGTAATCTCCCTCAGAGTCAATCCACGAGACTGCATGTCAGTTGCAGACTTGGTACAGAAGCTGAATGCTTACATGCCTGGCATGTCCTTCAGTTCAGCGGTCAGTATCGCACTCAGCTCAGCCATGGAGAGCTTCCGCGTGAATGCCATCCTGCCAGACCGATCCGGATTTGAGTATGAACAGGTAATGGCTCCGTTCAAGATTAAGAAACGCGATGCAAGAAAGCTTGCTATAGCTAGTACAATCAGAATGACAGGAGAGCTTTATAGAGTTAGGCCACTTGTACCACAGACCTCAGAGGCAAAGGTAGCTCAAGAACGGCGCAAACTCCGCTATGATGAGCTAAAGTTCAAGTACGAAAATAACAAAGAGAACTGGTGCATGGACGATACCGAGGAGTATGTTCCGCTAGCCAAAGAGTTTGAGGAGCCTCAGCCATGAGCCCAACAGAGCTAATCAAAGAGCTGAACAAAATCAAGCGTGTTTACTACATGGACAGCCACAGCGCGTTCGAGCGAGCGTGTCCAGCGCTATGTGCATTGCGCCAGCGGTTGCTCGAAACACCTGCTGTGCCAAATTGGAACACCCCTACGGTATCACCTCAAGAGCAACAGGACAAGCGTGTGCGCGCAGCACAGAAGGCAATGCTACGGCACTCTGCAGAGCCCATTCCAGGCAGCCAAACTGAGCGCGATGAGAAAGCAGGAAAGTACACTCATATCGAGTACCCACTACGGCAGAATGCCGAGCCGTTGGGTAGTCCAGTTCACAGTAACTCTGCCGAGACGAGGCCTACCACTGGTGGCTACATCTCTAAGGAGATTGAAAGTATCTTCAATGAGGGCTATGACTACACCCACGATGCGGGAGATTGAACAGTGAACCCCTCTCGTAGAAGCTTCCTCCAACAGATGCTCGTGTGTGCAGCTGCACCTGCAGTCGTCCGCGCCTCAACACTCATGCGCATCAAGCCTATTCTGCTTCCAGGCGAGGACTTCATCATAGGTGATGGTCCTGGAGAAGCACGACTACTCATACACCAAGGTAACTATTCCAAAGCTCTATGGCCTGGCATCAAAGTGTGGTGGGATCAGGCTTATTCAGAGCTACACTTCGATCCAATAACTGCAGAAGAGTTATACAAGAAATGGTAGCGCCCACACGAAGTGTGGTG